GTCGATTATTATGTCGACATGCCGCGATGGTTGGCCGAGAATCCCGTACCACATCTAATTTATACACTACAACCTGAAGCGTTGGTGGGGAAACCTCACAATGCTCAATTCACCTTTTCTGGTGATAAAATGGTTATGGATGTGACGGGAGGTGGGAACTACTCCCATGGGATTTGGAATTACTGTGCAGATGCCATCGCTGTCACCAGCGGATCGTATTTGCACAAACAGACCACGTTCTACAAGACGCAACGCATTCGTATTTCCGACCATCGCTATGCTGTATTATTAGTGCCTACATTGCACACAGTTGGCTTGGCGGCGTACTTTGCGGAGCGGTTAGAGGCTAACAACCTGGCCAGACTGGAAACCACAGTCGAGGATGAGTTCGAATGGCTTGATGTCATCTCCTTAGATGGAGATGGAGAGTTACAAGCTGGACGAAGTATCCGACGACTGACCGGTACAACCTGTGCTAGATCTGTTGAAATTGACTTAGCCACTCTGAGCACTTTGTGGAGTGTTGTGGCTATCTCAAAGCGAGACATTACTGCACCAACGATCCGATCTTATCTATCCGCGAGCAAAGACCTCGGGGTAGTAAGGGATGCTGCCATCATCTGTGATTATCTGAGGAATTGTTCTCCGTTAGATGCACAGAAGGTAAGCGGTGTCGGAAACGTTGAGCGAGTGCGGAACTACGTGCGACACGAGTGCATAACTGAGGAAATGAAACCCTCATTACATGCATACATGCCACCGTTACTGGGTACTATTCCATATGCCCCTTATAAGTGTAAAGAGAATGATGTAGCGTGTGTGAAGACACGCGTTACAGACATTCAACACCACACACCTGTGGAAATCACACCACGTGTTCAACAACTCTTAAATGAGTTCATTGAATACTTTGTGGCTGAGCAGGAAGGCAAATTGGAACCCACCGATGTAACAGAGGTGTATGACAACATGCCCCGGCCTACACAACAAGCCGGATTGCAGGAAGCAGACATTGCTGGTCCCTGGTACACAGTTACCCAAAGGGTGGTCAAAGCTTTTCAGAAAGCAGAAGCCTACCCAGACACCAAGGACCCGCGAAACATATCCACGATCAATCCAGTTGACAAGCTGGAATACTCGCGGTATACTTATGCTTTAGCAAAACATGTGAAAAGATACCCCTGGTATTCATTCGGGAGAACCCCACGCGAGATAGCGACCAAAGTTGCAACGATCTGCAAGAATGCAGACTATGTAACAATGGGAGATTTCTCGAGAATGGATGGACACGTGTCAAACATAGGCAGACAACTGACGGATAGTATTGTGTTGAAAATCTTTAATGCCGACTTCGCTGAACAAGCGTTGGCGGCAGCGAAGACACAGTACGATCTGAAGGCTGTAACAGCCAATGGTGTTAGATATGATGTCAAATGGACTAGATTATCTGGTTCACCAGAAACATCATTATTTAATACTATTGAGAATGCCTTTGTAGTATACATCGCATTGAGACAAATGGGACTATCTACAGCTGAAGCGAGAATTAAGCTTGAAGCTGATGTAGCAGTTGGAGGTGATGACTCGATCATGGGAAATGTTCCAGTCGCACAATATGATTCAGCTGCGAAGATGATAGGCCATGTCACCACCAGCGATCGCCTTGACAGAGGCGACGCTGGTGTCAACTACCTAGCTAGGTACTACAGCCCAAATGTGTGGCATGGTGACCTCAACTCGGTCTCAGATCCGAAGAGAGCAATCTCCAAATTCCACACGGCTAGTAGACCAGTCCCAGAAGACAGAGACAAGAAGAATAAGCTCATAGAGAAGTGTCTATCCGTTATGTTCACGGACGCCGAATCTCCAATGCTCGGGTGTTTCGCTAGAAAAGCTTTGATGCTTGCGAACGTACCCACACCGAAGACATTGGTAGAAGGTAAGGTGCAAATAACGGCAGACACTTCATGGTGGGCGAAATTCGAGACGGATCAGTGCTACCCTAATGACATCCCCAAGACAGCAAATTGGGCAGAAGATTTACTGGTAAGCCAAGTTCCGACAGTGGATTTGAAAGCATTCCACACTCATGTCTTAGCCGCGAAGAACCTGGAGGAGCTGATGAATTTTGAACCGTTCTCAGAGATAACTCCAGATGTAGTAAAGACAAAGTTCCCAGTCACTGTAGAGTCAAATGGTGATGAAGTTCTTGCCTTTCCCCCCGACACCTGTAGGTTGTGTGGCGTGACACATGCTTCCCCTTGCAAGAGGAAACTCAGCAAGTGCAAGCATTGTGGAGATGATCATCCAGATCATTTCACGTCATTTTGCATCAAGTCGGGTAACAAGATAAAACCATGCTTACACTGTAAGCACCCCACACCTGGCCACGCAGCTAAGTATTGTGGGGCGAAAACTGAAGAAGCCGATACCCCGGTGGTTCCAGTCAACCAGCACAAGGTTGAGTCTAAGGAGGTGAAAGCCAACAATACTCCTAAGACTAAGAAAGTGCAAGTCCCCAAGCCAAATAACAAGGCCTCTGGGGCTACCAAGATTCCACCGCAACCTTCTGCTGCCCTCACCAAGCAGGGGAAGGCTGTCGCTGGGAAGCCTGGTAAGCAGGGTCCGAAAGTCCTGCACCCTGTGGTGGGTAAACCACAGGGAACTCCTACCCCCCAGTAGTGGGGGTGGAGATGGTATACATTGGCTGGGGGCTAGGTACGAGCTCCCCGTCGAATCATCGATTCCACCAAATATAAAATATGCCAAAGAAGATTAAGAGTAAAGCCGCTTCCAAGAAAGCGGCACGCAAACGTGTCCAACGCCGATTGGGCATGATTAGTGCAGATTTGTTAGGCTACAAGGGTTCGCTGACTTGGGGTAAACACTCCAAAAGGCGGATGCAGGTAGCTCCAGCAGCAGTGTCAACTGCTGTTGCAGGCGGACGTCCCCAAATCTCACGTAGCGACGGCAGGTCTGTACGCATCGTACACCGAGAGTTAGTTGGATCAGTGGATCTCACTGAGGACTTCGCGGTGGTCAAAGCAATGTCTTTGAACCCCGGGTTGTCTGATGTTTTCCCCTGGTTGTCTACGGAAGCTCTTGGGTATGAAAGGTACAGATTCAACTATCTGAGAGTTTGCTACTATGCACGCTGTGCCAGTTCTACTGGAGGCAGCGTGCTAGTGGCATGTGACTATGACGGTAAGGCTGAAACGCCTACGTCAGACGACCAGATGGGTTCGTTTCTGGGGAGCATTGAAGATGCTCCCTGGAAAAGTATTATCTTTAAAGCAGACCATACTTCAATGTTGGGAGGCTACAAAGATAAGTACATTAGGCAGGGTGATTTCCAGGATTTTGACCCTCGAGCAACAGACTCGGGAGTCATTTACATTGCCACCTCGGGTGGGACCACCCCACCGAGTAGGGTGGGCAAGTTGTGGGTAGAGTATGATGTTACTCTGCTCACCCCACACGTGAAATCACCAGCTACTTTTGTGCAACCCCATCAAGTGTCAATTACTTCACTCTCAGCCCAGTCCAATTACACCGACTTTCTCGGTGTAACTTGGGAACAACCCACACGAGTTGGGGGATTGCAAGTCACTTACGACCTGCCAAACACCCTCACGTTTAGAGACCCCTCACACTACGTAGTTTATTTCCACTGTGGCCCAACGGCCCCAGGGAATACACTATGGTTAGGGGGTCTGCCCACCTACACAATGCCCCCAGACGAGGGATCAGTAGGCCCTGGGTATGCTGTTGGGAATTCCGTAGGAGGACTGGGTACTGCTCTCACCGAGTATAGTGCTATGTGCGTGGTACACACCACCAAACCAGATGCATCTATGCTCTTCACGTTGACGAACATTACAGGTAACGATCCGTGGGGAACAACCCCGCTGGCTTACATTTTTGTTTGTCGAACCACCGCTAGTGAGTACAAG